TGTTTTTGATTTCGTAAAAATACTCCAGGTAATACCAGTGAAGCACTATTCTGTATTATTCTATTGCCCCATGGTACTAAATTACCTAAATCACGATAGTTATTTGGTCCAAATACTTCACCCGTTGTGTTTGGATTGTTGTAAAAAATACTTTGATATTGTCCACGAATATCACCAATGTTAGCTGTAGTGATATCTTCATTGAATGGATTATTATTCAAATTATTTGGAATTTGATAGTAAGCAGTATTACTTACTTGGTCGCTTAATACTAAAATTTGTACTACAGTCTCAACTGCCTCTATGGTTGGAATATTAACAGTTGTTGTAGTATCAGTGACTGTTACAGTAAATTCACTTAGTAGATAATTATTATTAATGAAAACTTGAACAGTAGGCCAATTTGTTTTAGTTGAACTCATTGGTGCTATATCACAAGTAAAACTATATACAGGTTTCGTTACAGTCCAGTCAAATTCAAAAATTTGATATTGAGCACTGGGTGAAACTGTTGTTTGCCAACCTAACTCTCTTACATAATTAGTACGAGATGTATAATTATATACATATCCAGTATTAACATTTTGTGTTATTGCTGTAGTACCATTAACATAATTAAAGGTATCTAAATTCAAAGAAACATCAAAACTAATGTCTCCAATATTATCTATTGAACTATAACGTATAGGAAAACCTAAATATAGATCATCGGTTCCTGAACCTATTCCATATCTAAACAATGTTGAACCAGTAAATGATGTACTATTATATACTAAAGGATCACCAAAACTTATACCATTATGATCAAATATATCAAACTTTGGAGGTTGATTTAGAGTAATTTTTTGTTGACCTGCATACCAGTCGGTTCCATCAAAGTAGAAATCTTTACCTATATTATTATATCCACGATATACAGCAGTTTGTTCATCAGGTAATACCAATCCATCTTCAGCTTCAAATAAAGTAATTACAGGAACACCTTGAAATGTAGTAGTTGAAAATCTTGCTATATAAATTTTATTTCGTATATTTGCAGTTGTGTCGGCTGCAAATACTACTCTAGAGCCATCAAAAAGAGCATAGTTATCTAAAGGAGTATCTGCTGTAACTACAGATGCAACTGAAGTGCCATTAACTATAGATTGATTATACCACGTGACTGTTATAATTGTATTTGAACCTACAATTGAAACATTGTTAACTAGCGTTATAGAAGGTAATACACCAGTGGTATCCGTTATATATTGATTAACTTCAAATAATCCTGATACCCCGGTAGTAGGAACTGTTATGGTAGTAGAATATGGATATATAGAGGTAGTCATTGTGCCACTACCAGTGGTGAGAACAAACGATGGTCCACCTTTGATACTAGATATGGTTATTAGATTGCCATTAATAGTAGTTATATAATAAGTAGTTCCAGATACTATTCCACCAAATACAGTGCCTCCAAAACTTATAGTATCATTAATATGCAAGGTAGAGGTACTATTCAACAAAATCTGATTAGTTACTGCATAAGTCGTAGTTGCTGTTCTAGTAGTAATTGCTCCAGTCACCGGCGCTATTACTGCATCATAAGTTGTCCATCCTGCTACGTCTGGGTAATAACTAGCTTGTCCTGCTACATAAGTAAGTGCATCGGTTGTTCTGGTATCAAAAAAATCTACTGGACTTTTACCAACTGAGCCAGAATCAAATAATTTCAAGTTAGGATAAAATTCAATGATTGGTCGTTTTGCTTTATTACCATCAGTAGTATATTCTGTAATTAATGCAGGAGTATTATTGTATGCAGCAGTAGCATTAATAACATCTATGTGAAACCAACGATTGCTTCTTGACCAAGCATTCCTATTAATTGAATTTCTAGCAATAGTTATATAGTCTGGATTTACAGGAACATATAAACTAGAATCATAGTTTCCAACATCCCACGGTGTTGTGTCCCATGGTGTGTATTCCCCTGAAGCAAATAAGCCCGGAGATACTAAATTAGTTACAGTTAATAATTCTATGTTAGTACCAACCCCTTCTACATAGTATTCTGTATTATTATACGTGTTAGGAAATATATTCCCTTGAAATATAACTTTTAGTCCGTTTGTGAATACTACACCGTTTGGAGAAGTATATTGTTCTTTACCTAATATATCTGTTATAATATTAATTTGACTTGTGCTATTGTTTTCGACCAATTTAATAATACCTACCCTAGTAGAAATAGTATCATCTTGATAGTACAATGTATCTAATATAGGACTATTATATGGTTGTAATTGTATGTAACCTGTATTATTTCTATAGAAAAGTCTATTGATCCACTCGACCCCATACAAAGCAGTTATTTTTTGCTCATTTGGAATAGCATCTCCCAAAGACAATGATATAACAGGGTTATTAGCGGCGCCGGTTAATGTGATTTGGTAAAAATTAGTTTCGGTACCTAAATCATTTTCGCCGGTGTTGTAAAACATTAAGGTCAACCCATCCAGTGCAGTAATTCCATCGATGCCACCTATGTCATTTACATATGCGCCGTTGACTTGACTATACGGAAGTGTAGAAACAACACCTACTGTGTTATCTCCAGGAAAAATATAATCAGCTAATGCATTTTTTTGTGGTACATTAAATGTAATAATGCCGTCTGATGCACCATTATTAGTAACTCCGTACACATCACGAGTTTGTAGATTAGTTTGTGTTGGACTATAACCTGTGATACCCGGTGCACCTTGTATCCAAAATTTAGTATTTTGATTAACAACAAATGTGTAAGTTCCACCGCGAATTAATGTTAATGTTGGGTTAGCTTCAATGTCAGCTAATGATTCAGATGTTATTACATAATTAGCAGGTTGTGATTCAACTACATAAGTAGCTTCGGTATATACTGCACTAGGCTGTACGGTGACACGTTCAGGGCCGGTTGGTATCCAGTAATATTGATTATAGTTTATAATTTTATCTAGATCAGTGAAAGAATCCCATGAATAAATTTGACTACTAAACAATCTACTATTGTTATCGGTTATTCCACCACGCAATGTTAGTGCATCAACTATACCCGGATAGCTAATAAAATCTTTTGCTGTAGTGTCATTTTCTTTTAAGAAAACAACACCAGGGTCTAATTGATAGTCTGTTCTAGTTTTAGTTGGCTCAGTTACATAATAATCATTTGCATTAACACCATACCCAAACTTACTACCAATATAACCTTCAATTCTCTCAGTGTTGGGTTGAGCAACTAATTGGTCTAGTGTCGCTGCTAAAAACTGAGCGTTGGTTGTGGTTTTGAATATCTCTGGTAAAAAGTCGAGTGTTCTAATTCTTGTTGCCATTTTATAAATCTTTTAGTTATATATTACTTATGCTATTTGTAATTCGGCGGGTGTTAATGCCGCGATGACAAGTACATCATTTGAGGTTGCTGCATTTACAAAAATTTCGTAAGGTAGACATTTAATCTCATATAAATCTCCAAATTTCATTGTTGGATCGTTAGGCACTAATACACATGAACTAACATATTCTCCAATTTGATTATGTATGTATGCACTTAATTCACTGAAATAGAAGGTATCTCCAAAATCCCAATTATTAATATTAAAATAATTATTCATACTAGTTAATGTTGCTGTACGAATTTCACTATCACTTGCATTAGTTGCAGAATTTTTAATTACTTTAATTGTTCCTCGCAATGCAGCTGCCGCTTTAGCACCAAATAATGGTTTGAACACCACGCTATTCAGAATAGCGGTATCAGTTAACATTTTATAATCTTGTACTTTGCTATACTCCGTAGTCAAATCATTAATAGTTGGTCTAGTTGGCATAGGCACAGTACCAGTAGTATCTTGAATCCAATTTTGATATTCAGTATAATATGCTTGTGTCACAACATATAAATCAATAATATTAGTTGTTGCAGGATCAATACGTGTAGTATTATTACTATTATGGCGATATTGAAATTGTAATCCTTGACGACCTGGTTTCATGCTATATTGTGGTTGTTCAACTAAAATATAATATGGAGTAGTTATTGTTGGATCTTGCACTGTTATATAAAATATATTATCTGTGTACGCATAAAACAATTGTCCTTCTGGATAATCATATTTTACAACATCTATATCTGTTGCAGTTGCATATTGATATGAAACAATGCTACTTGAAATTAATTCAATTCTAGTTAAATTAATAGCATCTTGTATTTCTTCAAAAAAAGTGTATATTCCTATATTGGTATTTTCGGTAACATATCCAGTCACATCATAAAAGAAATCTGGATTGTCTACTATTGTTCTGTTGTTAACATCAATACTAGCAACTTGAACTTCAAAGTCATTTATATAACCGTCACTTTCAACTGTTTGACCAATAATACTTCCAGTTACTGCTTTAGATAATGGATAGTTTGAATTTGGTTGTGTGTTAGTAGGTAGTATTTTTATAAAATCTTGTAATATGATTCCGGAAAAAGGATCATAAACTAATTTACCAGCTTCATAAGTAAATCTAGTATCAGCTACACTACCAAAATAATAATTCAATGATTTATAACTTACTGTATATCTATTGTACCCGGTGCTAGTAAATTTGACAAAGTAGCCAGGTTGCGAGGTAGGATCTACACTCCATCTGTCTTGTGCAATTGTTAACGAATTATCAAAAACTAATGTGAAATTTTGTTGTAGTTCTAATCTAATGATACATTCATTTGTTACAGTATTGGGTAATGTATTTTGGAATGCAGGTATTACAGTAGTAATGATTGCACCATTTGGAACATATTTGTTTAAGGTTACTGGTCCGGTGCCATTGGCAAATTGTCCTAACCCATTGTTGTATCCATCACCAATAACATTCAGTACAGTTGTCCAAATTGATGTTATGTTAGATGGACCGGCAACTCCATATACTAATCTATTACTATCATCAAAATAATAACTGTCAGGAGCAATGAATTTTATTAATGCACCCTTAGTTAAATATTTTAAGTTATAAGTCGAATATGTACCAATGGGAACTGGAATATCATTACCATTAATCAAATCATAAAAATAACCAGTTGAACTATTAGCATCTACCGTGCTAGTATGCCAGTATACTAAATTATCATCACTACTGATAGTAGTATTATATCTAGGGTAATTTTGAACATAGTATTGCAATGACTTATTATCACCTAATATATTAGATAGTGTATCATTTAAGAAAGTTTGTATATCACTAAGATTAGTAATGTTTAATAATGCATATCCGTCTGTATCATCTAACCAAATTCCACCGTCATTGGCATAGCTATTGCTGCTGCTATACTTTCCTGTTGGATCAAGTAAATCTAAATTTTTACTTACACCAACACTACTACGATTGATAGCCTTGCTCTTAATAATTGAACTATATAATGTGTATGGGAAATTGTTGTAATCTTCACCATTGACCATGCGATTCTGTGTATAGTAACGACTTGGCGCACGTTGTTTAATGTCAGCTAATGTTTCTCTAGCTTGTGCATTGGTTACAGGAGTTTGTAAACTTAACCCAATTATCAATGTTTCTACACGACCAACTCTACTGACATAATTCATTGTAACAGTAAGATTTTGAATTTGAGTAGGTTGAATAGTATAGGTTAATGCATTACCTCCACGAACATATGCTCTGAAGTTCCCGACTGGAATTTCGCTGAATACCCCATCACCAAATATATAACTTACTTGGTCATTGGATCTGCTATTTACAGAATATATTTGTCTAACACTATTTTGTGTTTGTAAATATGCATTTGCATAAATGTTATCTACTCTAATCCACAACCCAAATGAACCATTTGTTTGACTTATTTGATACAACCAAGTATCGGTATTATTAACACCTTGAATACTTCCAATGTCAGTTACTTGGTTTGCAATTTGATTTTGATATGAAAAATCGAAATTTTGTAATACACCTTGCTTAAAGTAAAAGAAAAATCCTGTATTTGGACTACCGTAACCTAATTTGTCATTACGGTATAACATATTAAATTGATTAGTAGGTGCAGGTGGAATTTCATATACATAATCTTCACCTACTGTACTGACGCTACATAACTCAAAATTCATGTTCATACCATTAACTGTAGTTGAGAATGGTACCACTGGGCTTGTTCCTGCCGGTATCTGCAATGTATATTCGTCTGTTTTTATTCCAAGAATCTGTGCAGAATTTGCAGGAAGCCCTACACGTTGAGTGTTTACTAATGCTGCATTGATAATTGTATTATATTGTTCTAACCAGTTTGGATTAGCTGGGTCATTCCACAATATAGGAATATTAGCTAAGTTGAACCCATTCAAATCAGTAAGATTTTGCGTGGTACGAATACTGGTTACTTTCAAATAACCTTCTGCTGTTAAGTTTCTTTTAGGAGTATAACTTACAAGATTAGCTAATTTAATAACGCTGTCTCTGCGTTCAGCAGTATCAATGAAGTTTTCACGGGTATTTAAGTCATTGCGGAAAGCAAGACCTTGACCCATGAACGACATAACGTCAAGTAATGCAATAAATTCTGAACTTTCAATATAATCATTAAATGTTTCAGGATAATATATGGTTAGATAATCTATAAAACTTTTACGTAATGTTTCATAGTCATAACTACGGAAATTTGCTTGCTGAAAAGTTTGATAAATCGTTTTCCAGTCGTTTACCCCAAATAGTGCTGATTGTCTTGAACTTGTAGCCATAAGTATTCTCTTTTAAGTATTTATCATACTTGAAAACATGGGTTTTTAAGGTTATTGTATAGAAGCAGTATTATTAGCATTGTTAAAAAATACATTTAATAACTGCGCTTGATTGAAGGGGGATACCGCTATTTCCAATTCTAACAATATTCCGTTTTCTTGCGGGAAAGCCCTAACTGAATTTAGTACTAATCTTGGATCTAAACTAGCTACTCTGCGTATTTCAGTTTCTAATTGAAACTGAACATCTGCTGTATTTGGCTCAAAAACAAAAGACCAAAGTGTAGTACCATAACCCGGTTGTCCTACTTTTTGCCCTTGGGGGATATTCAATGCGTTTACCAAATCTTGTACGACCAAAGAAGTATCTACTAATCCAAATTTATTACCAATATTGACTGGATCAATTAATGAACCTGTTCCGCCAGCAGGACCGGTAGGCAAATTAGTTGACCTAGGTTTATTTGCTGAGATACTGCTGAATCCAATGTATGTGGTCATGATATATTTATGCTTATAAACTACTTGATTATCCAGTAGCAGGCTCTGGATATGGTTCACCGGTTATTAAAGTATATTGTTTTCTCTGTAATTCTACAATTTTCTTATCTAAGTCATCCAACTCTTTTTGTGCCGATACTGAAGCCCTTTCAAGTGCTGCAATTTCAGGGTCACCTTGTGGTAATTTTTGTTTAGCTTCTGATGCTTTATATCTTGCATTTCCAGCAGTTTTTGACACATCCCAACGTTTATCTTTTAACGTTGCAATTTCTTTTATCACTGAATCTTGTTCTGCTAGTGATGCACTATCAGTATTAATTTTGTTTGGTAATGGTGGAATTCCAGAGAAATTTGGCACTTGAATCTTATTACTACCTAGTATAGAATTAATTTGAGAAGTTAGTTGACTTCTATCAACTGTTCCTGTAGCTACAGTTGGTAACTTAACTGGAGAAGAACCACCTGCATTCATAGCATTTACACTAGCAGTTAAAGATGCTGCTGCTGACGGTGATAGCCCACTGGTAGCTAGTGCAGATAATGGTACTTTTTTAGTTTTTTCTATATTTTGTGTTATTGCGGTACTTTCTGCACTAACAGTAGAGACACCACTATTAACTGTTTTACTCAATGGGCCTGCTGCCAATGATGCAACTGTGCTTGCCGCAGCGGTTGGTTTTGATATATTATTCATCGCAACCGCAGATGCATTTCTAATTACTGCTCCCCATGGTGCAAGTCCGGGAATTGAACTTATTGAGTTAACTGCTAGGTTTCCAATTGTTTTAACATTCACTGGAGTTCCGGTTGCAACTGCTCCGATAGTTACTGCTGCTATAGCGGATAATCCACCTGCTAATGCTCCTACCCCACTACCTCCCCCATTTGTTCTATTTTTTGGACTTCCAGCACTTAGCGCAGAATTAATACTTGAAGTAACCAATGCACTTACTTGCCCGGGAGTTACTTTCTTTCCGCTTGCTACGGTTGTTGTTAACCCAATGCTTTGTGCTATCAACGATGCTGTTGCTGAATTAATTCTCTTGCCACCATTAGCAGAACCAATTTGTGCTACTGATCCAACTAGTCCATTGATTTGACCCTGTGTAATACTTTTTCCACTTGATAATGTTTGTGCTAATCCTATACTTTGTGTTATCAATGAATTAGGTAGTGCATTTTTACCCTGAGTAGAATTTAATGCTCCAACAATTGTACCAATTTGTCCAGTACTGAGATTTTTTCCACTGGACAATGTTTGTCCTATACCAATACTTGCTGTCAACAAAGATGCTGTTTGTCTTGCGCCTGCGCTTGTTCCACCTGTTGCTGCCCCTATTGCACTAATTGCTGAACCAATTTGACCTTGACTAAGATTTTTACCATTGGTCAATGTTTGTGTTATTCCAATACCTTGTTTTAATAGCCCAGCTGTGGCGCCACTGATTGCACTATTCTTTCCACCACTTGCCAATGCATTGACAGTTGATAATAATAACGCACTAGTTTGCGGACTCATTCCACTTGCAGCAGCTTGAGCAGTTTTCAAACTAGAAGTTAATGCACTTGTACCTGGCATTGTTTGTAGTGCTGCTACTTGTGCTGCCGGCAATGCCGCAGCTTCTTCCGCTGCTGCTTGATCTTCTGAGTTTTTTGCAGCAATAGCTGTTAAGTTTTGCGGCACGTTTGCTTCAAGTGGTTTGAAAGATTTAGTTATTGCACCAAATGCAGATGCAGTTAAACTTTTTGCCCCAGCTTGCGCCATTAAACTTTCACCAGGTTTACCTATAATACCCGATCCAGAAAGCGAAACACCTATGGAACCTAACCCGCTAGTAGCATTAGTGGCAAGATTTGATGCAAAATTACCTGAGGCTATTGCTGCTGCGACATTACTTCCAGCACCTGATATTTGATTAGTTACAATAGATTCTAAATTAACAGCCATTTTATCCTCTTCCAAAATCTGTTGCGCTTGATTTTTTTACAAAATCAATTGTAGTCTGTACCCCAACTTCAGAAGCAGCATTCACTAGTCCTGCAATATCTCCGGGTGCTTCTTTCCCTGTAATAACTCCGGCGGCAGTTAATGATGCTTGTGCTTGTTGTAAACTTTCTGCTTTAGCGACTACTTGTGCGCCGGTGTTATTGACAAACGCAGGTAAGTCTTCTGCTCCAGGTTTACCTGTAAACATGCTCGATGGCATAGCAGTCTCTACATTAGCACCACCTTGAACTAAGCTAGTCACAAGTGCAGCAGATCCGGGTTTTATGACCATAGCGGCTTCCATCTGTTGCGGAGTCATTGCCATTTTTCCTACTGCTGCATTAATATCTCCATTGGCATCTTGTATCACTCCCGTTCCAGTCGCTACTACCTCAGGTGCATTTGCTGCTGCATTGACCGCTGCGGAACTAATCATTGCAGTAGAAACATTTTTATCTATACTAGCACTAACTGCTGGCGCAGGTGGCACAGTTGAAGTCAATGCTACATTGGTTCTATTTGCAGGTGCAGTACTTGCTGCATTATTAGTCTCTGAAACTGCCGGGGCAGGAGGTGATTCAAGGTTAGCATCTGGAGAAGATGATACACTTACATCTACCCCTTGTCCTGCGTTAGCCCAAGGCATGTGTGCAGGTGCTCTACTTACTATTGATTTCAATAATCCGGGCGCTGCTGCAAATCCTACTTTAGGATCATTCAATGTATCAGTATGTGCAATTTGTGTTATCAATGGAACTTCATTTGGTGTTACTGAAGTTGAGCCAGTATTAAGATTAACTTTATTACCATTAACAAACATTACTCCACCACTAGCATATGAACCTTCACCGCCGGCACTCATACTCATGGATCCATTAACTTTTATAGTGTAAGTTCCTAATGTATATCCACTAAAATTACTACCTGCTCTCCATCCAATGTTAGTCGCAGCATTTATGTTTATATTGTCTGCTGCTATGTTCAAATCTTTTTTAGCGTTGATATTTATGTTGTTATCAGCATGTAGATTTAAGTCTCCCTGTGTTCTTACATTGACACTATTCATTGCAAACACATCAACAGTACCTTCTGTGCCTAACTCAACATAACTTTGTCCATTGCTATGAATAATTTGTAATGTTTGACCATCATCACTCATCAATATCTGATGACCTTGAATTGTTCTTAATCTTATTAATTGATCTTTGCCGTTTACATCACCGTCGTCCATGACAATACTATGCCCGCCGCGGCGACCTATAATTTGTAATGCTTCTGAATCACCTTGACTTCCTTTGTCTAATACATCTTGATCTGTATAACCTCCTTGAAAGATAGGGCGTCCAGGGGTGCTGACACCCCAACCAACTCTTGAAGGAGATTCACGCAATGCACTACTTGATATTGGACCTCTTATTGGATCTCTGAGTAAGCCTTGTTGTTGATAAATGCCAGCAGCGTAACTGTGAATAGTTTTAGCTTCATTTAAGAAATTTTGACTGTCTGTAATGTTTTTGTTATTTGTGTTTAGGTTAGTAACAGGTAATTTAGATGAACCTCCTGTTTGTTCGGCTTCACCTTTGTTTGCTACAATATTGTCAGATGCTCCTATTGCCGGAATCATTTGTAATAATTCTGGTTCTAAGATTCCACCTATGTAATAGCCATAGTTTGAATCACCATTCAAAAATATACAAACTACCCTACTACCTAAGTCAGGTGGACTGAACCACATGCCATAAGAACTTGGATTTGATACATAAGTGCCGTAATTATCTGATGGGCTACTAGCAGGAGTACTACCAAAAAAAGGACTCATATAATTTACAGTAGTCCAATTTAATTGATCGTCTGGATCGGTTCCCCCAAAATCTTCTATATAAACATCAATTCGTCCGGCGCGAGTATTATCAATATTGTTTTTAACTACTCCAATCACAGGCAATTCACGCAATACGCCGCCGCCTGCGTCTGGTTTACTTCTTTTGTTTTGTCCCTTAGGACTATAAATATCTTCTGCCATATAAATTATTTAATATTAATCTTTTCTATTCCAAGGAAAATTTCCACGATTGGGTCCGGTATTAGTTCCCCTATTAACAGTTCCAGAATCATCATCTTGACTTCCTTTTTTATTAAGTGTCGTTTGATCTTGCACTGGTTTTGATACTGATGGAGGAGGCGGATGATCCCATGGATTAACTCCGGTAGTTGCAGTTATCCTAGCATAAGACTCAGCCGTTGCTACACTTTTCACAGTAGTAGAATTATTAGTTGGGGTTGGTGCAGTTCCAGTTGGCGCTCTTGATGTATATGCCGACATCAATGATGCATTTTTATCGTATGTTAATCCATTAAGTGCTACAGTGGATCCGGTCCTAACTTTTGTCTGATTGACTTTAGCTGCACTAGTTGCTGCTGCGGTTCCTGTACCTGAATTAGTAACAACCGGTGCTTTTCTTGCTAGTCTATTAGTTTCTGCGTCAGTTTGATTTACATCAGATTGATTTCCTCTTCCATCAGCGGTTGGGTTATCTAGTTCACTAAATACCCCTGGTATTCCTGATAAATCTTGTTGAAATAAACCTTTACTAAATTTACTTACTACACTTTTTAAATACATAGCAACGCCTCCGCCTCGACTGTCTATTTGGTCTTGTACCCATTTTGGGTGAGGATACAAATTTATAGAATTATTGATATTCATGGTTCCAGTACCATTATTATAATCAGAAGGTTCTTTGAAATTGATTTCAATGAATACTTGACCACCATTTGGATTTATTGAATAACCGTCTGTACCATAACGCAATTTGCTATACACTGTAGCTATTGAACTGGCTGCAGGTTGCATTAAAAAATCAGGATCACCTAAAATAGTAAGATTAACTTCAGCCCAAGAATCTTGGGCATATAAACTTGAAATATATGAATTTTGTGATTCCATACTATAATTTGGTTTACCTTGTATTGGTTGACCTGTTGGTTGACCAATTGCTAGTGGAATATCTTGATTTTGCCCAGACAAATTAGTTGATACACCGGCACCAAATATTGCAACATTAAAGAACGCATTATTTAATGTTTGTTCATATCTTAATATTTCAGAATTTTTCCCCGTAAACCAATATTCATATCTTTTATGTGGGCCAGTATAAGGTGTCACTTTTCCTCCATATGCGCTAAGTGTGACCGGAGTAGTATATGGCTGAACAATAAATGTAGTTTTAACAACAAAATCTTTTTGTTTTCTATCCCATCCAAGAACTACTACCTCAGCACTAAGATTATACCAACTAATTGGTCTAACTACTTTATTTTTATTATTAACTATTTCAGAAGAACTGTCTGATTTGAGATTATTATCTTGTTCAGCTTTTATCAACATATTTAACGTATCATCTAAATATGAACTTTGTTTGATTATTTCGTCAAATGCTCGTACAATAGAGATACCTTTACCAAGTGCAATAGTAGTTAAATTTGTATTAGGGGTAGTATCTGTTTGTGCTGTTACAGCATTAGATTCTTTTTTATTAGTGGCAGTTGTAGTAGGCATGCGTCTTTTGTCTAATTGCTTTGGGTCAACTATTGTTGCCATTGCTATAGTATCAAAAGAATCATCTTTCCAAACAATATCCCATTTAGCGGCAATTTCTATCTCGTTGTTATCTAATCTTTTTTGTTGTTCTCTGTTCAATGTAGATAATAATCCCCATGATCCTGAAGTTCCACCTGCTCCTGCTTGTGCTATTGCACTTTCGTTCGGTTTACTTTGTCTAACAGTAGAAGGATCAGACCCACCTGATAACGCATCGTATACAGTTTTACCTTGAATCGATGCACCAGACCAAATTATACCTTTTTTAGTATCAAATGCATACGCTCCGGGAATGCATTTAGCTTTGCAAGTATAGACTACAGGAGGACCGCCAATTTTAAAATCTACTGTAGTCATCGTAATATCAAAATATCTTTCATACAATCCAATACCAGTTCCAAGGTCAGCACTAATATCTTTATTGATTGTAGCAGCGTCAATTATATTACCATTTTCATCATATCCCAAAAATCTTACACCTAAAATATAAAATTGTCTTATTGGATTTTTAATATCTGCATACCCATCAGTTGGGCAAATTGCTTGCAATGCTGTTTGTGCTTGTTTTAATCTTGTCAAAAAAGAAAATCCATATGGTTCTGTTATCTTAAATTCAATGTCAGTAACATTAGTAGTAGATTGAGAATCTTGTGGAGTCATTGCTTGAGTTATTACCAAATCATCTATATAAAAATCTAAATCAAAACCAGGTGCTCGTTGTATTGGTCCACTGTTATTAATTCCACCACTTTGTGCAATTAAATATGCCCCGCCTGTTTTAATAGTTTTCAAACTTGATGGTGCAGGTGGTGAAATATTTCTTCCTCTTTCTCCTACCCCTTGTGTAAATGAACCAAACTCTACTGCGGCTTCTCTATTAGTTTCTCTGGTAGCTGCATTTTGTGCGTTTGCAGCGTTTGCTGCTGCAATTGATGCACTTCCTTCTTCTGTTATATTATTAATAGCATTTAAGTTTTTTCTACCGCTTAAAATAAATGCTTCATAGGCATCAGGAGTTATCATATACAAAGAAAGTTGATATGTGTAACTTGAAAAATTACTTAATGGATTTTTTAGTCGTTTGCCAATTGATTCATCTTGAGGAGGTAATGCGTCCGGAGTATCAACTGTTCCAGCTTGTGTTGGTCCAGCTGTTCCCGAACGTGCTAATCTAGCAGTTTCAGCAAGAGTTTCATTAGTTGCACCACTTACTGCTGGTATTACAGCAGGTTGTACAGGAGTTTTTTTTACAGTACCTGTTTTCTTTTTATTTGTCTTATCGTCATTGGCTCTGTTTTGTGTAGAGGGAGCACCACGTTTAACAAGTCCACCTGGATATACAGTTCTAGTTACCATCTATTATAATCCTAATGCTTGATTGATAGCACTTAACTTAGGTAAATATATACTAGTACCTGCTACGAAATCAAAATATGGATCTTTCAACATATTAGGATTTCTCATGGCAAATACCCACCATAACATACTATTACTATATAAATCATATGCTAATAAATCAGGTCTATATTCGTATACTGGTATTATCTCCCAATATACATCTGAAGGATTCATTGGTATGGGTCTATTAGACATTATATCCAAAAATTGATTGTTTACTAGGTCCGTATTATAATAAGGACTAGTTGCTGGGTACATACTATTTAACATTACCAAATTCCTCCGCCTGATGGTCGTTTTGATAATACTCCAGCCGCATAATCTTTGAGACTGAAATGATTACTTATATCGTTTCTTGTAACAATAGGGACTGCTGTTATTGATATTTGTATTTTTGTAGGAACATATGTAGGTTCTTGCACCAAATATGCCCCTGAAAACTGTGGAGGAGCAGGTTGTGCTCCAGGTTGTAATTTAGCATCTTGCAGTCTACTATTAAATGTTTGGTTAGCTTTAGGTTGTTCTTGTACAGTACCTGCTCTAATATAATCCACATCAGTTGGCAGTGAATATGTAAAATTAGTTATTGCAAGTGGGTGATTATTAAATTGAAATGCACCTAATCCTGAAAGATAACATAATGGTGGAGGTGTTCCGGGTTTAGGATCTTGATCTTGACCATAAAACATTTTTGTTACAGATTTGAAAAAATGAATGACTGCTAATAAGTAAGTGGCTTCAAAAACATCTTGTGCAGTAAAATCGCAACTTAATGTAATTTGATCTACTGAACTACTATTGTAAGTATAATACTTATAATTTGTATGTGTTAATGAAGCAGGATCATACTGTGCAGCGTATGCAACTGAAATAGCAGGAGTATAAGGGAATATTACCCCATTTGTTGCTTTTAATGGGCTTAATATTCCGGCTATGGTTGTATCAGGATCTTTATATAGATAATTAGAATTAGGGGCCAAACTTAACCGCACCCGCCAATCTTCTCTATTGTTGAAATTTGAATAGTCTTGTTGAGTCGCTTGCGTTTGTGTATTTCGTAATGCGCTAGTCAATCCTCTATTAGTATCACTAGCAGCAGCATCTGCATATAATTTAGCTTCTATTGCATCATATTCAGCTTGTCTAGCTGCGGCAATTGCTGCTTCATCAAATTCAGTAACTGTTTTTTTGTCTTGTGCCGCTTCGACCGGTACCCCGTCAACTGCAACTAATGTAGTTTGGCCGTCTTCATCAGTTATATATTTTTTAGTAGTACCAGTACCTTCATTATTATTATTATTGCCTGCTCTAAGTGCAGCTTTTGCATCAGCAATTTGCTGAGGAGTCATCAGACTGCCGTCAGGATTCACTGGTGGAGGGTAACTAGTAGATGAAATTATTTTTACATTTGCATAATCCGGTTGACCGTCTTCATCAGTTATAAATTTTTTAGTAGTACCTGAACCTTCATTATTATTGCCTGCTATAAGTGCGGCTTTTGCATCAGCAATTTGCTGAGGAGTCATCAGACTGCCGTCAGGATTCATTGGTGGAGGGTAACTAGTAGATGAAATTATTTTTACATTTGCATCCGGTGGGGTAGTAGTATATGCGGTTGCTGCTTGCCCGGGAGTAGTTGTCGCCGGCAAACTAGTGCTAGCTGCTTGTGGGTCGGTATTTTTTGCTGATTTACCAGTGGCTTCATTGTATGCGTTTTCTGCATTTGTTCGTTGTGCGGCAGCATTACTTACTGCTGCTTTTGCTTGAACTACTTCTTGTTCAGCAGTTGCTAAATCTTTGGTAGCTTGGGCTCTTTCAGCCGCAGTATACTTATATGTTCCATCAGCATTCTTTTCATTTGCTATTTTATAATAAGAATCACGAAATGTTGTAGCTGTTTCTAAATCACCTTGTGCTATATAAGCGGCTGCGTCTGCTTTTTTAATTGAAGCCTGAGCAGAAGTGGCAGCCGCTTTCCACGCTTGTGCTGTTCTTGCTCCGTTTCCGGTTGATTTGGTTGCCATGATCTATTCTTATCCTTATATACTATTTAGTCATAAATAATACTAGTATTTTTACCGTTTCTGCTAAAAATATGTTGCATTTCTGCAACTATTATGCTATAATCAGTCAAGCATAACTACAACAAGGAGAACTATGTCATTACCCTCACGAAAACCTGTCAACTATTTAAATAATAAAGATATCCTAAAAGAGATACACGAAAGCAAAAACGCATATTGTCATTTTGCTAAACCAGAATATCATAGATATGATTTCATAGTAGACATGCCCCAATCTTCTATTGAGGATAGTTTAGAATATGCATTTAAACCCGAATCTATACAGCAAGCAAAAGAAACTAGGGCGACTCGATTGGGGATAGAAGCAAGGGTTAAAGATAGTGTTGATCCAGAATCTATCCCCGTAACAGATTTAGTATTTCGTGTAATGAATTGGGATCATGTCCCAGTAGCCCCAAAAGTTCCCCGTAAAACAGTTAAAAAGAAAACCGCAAAGGATATCTTTGAATTTGAAGAAGCTGACCCAGATGAGATTTTCGCTGATTTGGAAGATGTAACAACCAAAGCAGAAGTAGATGACATGGTTCATGTCAAAGTAAACTTTCCTCCATTCCAACATTATAAGATTGACAAAAACAATACTTTCTATTGCGTGGGCAAAAGTCATTGGAAAGGTGATTTAGAATCAGGAGAATTCAGTAAGGATCATGGTCAGGTAACTAACAAACTTGCACGTATGTATATTATGATGTGCGAAAAATATGCCATGAAATACAATTGGCGTGGGTACACGTACAATGATGAGATGCGTAACAGTGCCATTCTACAACTTACATATGTTGGACTACGATTCAACGAAGCCAAAAGTGCTAACCCATTCGCATACTATACCGCAGCAATCACAAATAGTTTCTGCCGTGTATTGAATACGGAAAAACGTAATCAAAATATCCGTGATGATATCTTAGAGATTAATGGACTTAACCCAAGCTGGACTCGTCAAGGTCTGGGTGCTGGTATGAGTTCAGTGGTCTACGAAGAATAATTTTACCAATGTGATTGATTTCACATTGTCTTTTACTATATACTAATTAGATGAGTAACCTTTTCAAAAAAGCCGCAGTGTTTACAGATATTCACTTTGGCCTCAAGTCAAATAGCCTGCAACATAATCAAGACTGCAATAATTTTGTAGATTGGTTTATTAAAAAAGCAAAGAGTGAGGGATGTGAAACTTGTTTCTTCTTAGGTGATTACAATCATCACAGAGCAAGTATCAACATCCATACACTACAGTTTGGATTACAAGCACTGGAGAAATTAAATGATAATTTTGATAGGGTATATTTTATACCAGGCAATCATGACCTTTATTATCGTGATCGCAGGGACATTCATAGTGTTGAATGGGCTAAACATTTACCGAACGTACAAATCATCAACGACTTCTTCAGTGAAGGAGATGTAGCAATTGCACCTTGGCTTGTACAAGATGATTACAAGAAAGTACAAAAACTAAGTGGGAAATATTTGTTTGGTCATTTTGAATTACCAAGATTCTATATGAATGCTATGGTAGAGATGCCCGATCACGGCGAGATTAATACTGACCACATGAAGGGTTTTGATAAAGTCTTTAGTGGTCACTTTCACAAACGACAAAGCAAGTCTAATGTTTGGTATATTGGTAATGCTTTCCCACATAACTATGCAGATGCAGGTGATGATGCAAGGGGTATGATGATATTAGAATGGGGACAAGACCCAGTGTTTCATAGCTGGCCTCGTCAACCATTGTTCCGTGTCTATAAATTAAGTGATGTGCTTGAAAACCCAGAGGGTTTGCTATTGATTGATAGCCATGTTAGAGTGCATCTTGACATTGATATTAGCTATGAAGAAGCAAACTTCATACGTGAGACATTGATACCAGAACATAAACTAAGAGAAATGGCATTGATACCAATGAAAGTAGATCAAGTTGAACAAGAGGGTCGCGGTGATTTGAAGTTTGAATCAGTAGACCAAATCATCATTGACCAAATCAATAGTATTGAAAGCAATAGTTTTGATAAAAAGATATTACTAGATATCTACAATAACCTATAATGCCAAATCATTATAAAGAATTAGAATCATTGATGAAAGTGAACAAACATTTGGGCATAGCATTATCTGAATTGTCAACTACGCATTCCTACATTGGTTCTTTAAGTGAACAAAAAAAATTGATTAGCGTTAAACTTAAACTAGAAAGTATAATGGAAAAAACACTAAAACAAGAAAAATTGTCCAAAGATAAGTTTTTTAGAAAATTAAAATGATAACACTTAAGAATATAACATTACGAAACTTTTTAAGCATCGGTCAAGTAACACAAGCAGTAAACTTTGACAAGCAAGAACTAACACTTATCTTAGGTGAGAACCTAGACTTAGGTGGCGATGGTGCTCGTAACGGTACTGGCAAGACTACATTGATTCAAGGGTTATCCTATGCTTTGTTTGGTGTGCCTATTAATAGCATTCGCAAAGATAATCTAGTCAATCGTACTAATGCTAAAAACATGATGGTAACACTAGAGTTTAGTGTTGAGGGCATTGAGTATAAGATTGAACGTGGTCGTAAGCCAAATGTATTACGATTCTATGTTAATAATTCATTGCAAAAAGGAATGGATGACGCACAGGGTGAGAACAAAGAAACACAAGCTGCCATTGAGAAAGTGATACACATGAGTGCCGATATGTTCAAGCATATCGTAGCATTAAACACCTACTCCGAACCATTTCTCGCACTTAAAAATAATGAACAACGTGATATCATTGAACAATTATTGGGTATCACATTACTATCCGAGAAGGCTGAAGTCATCAAAGGTATGTTGAAAGATACCAAAGATGGTATACAACAAGAAGAATTCAATGTAAAAGCAATTGAAGAAGCTAATAAGCGTGTCAAAGAACAGATTGATGCTACAAAGCGTAGACAGAAATTATGGAAGATGAAGCACGATGAGGACTTAGAGCGTCTTGCTATTGACTATCAACGGTTGATTACTATTGATATTGCTAGTGAATTACAAGCACACAAAGATTTAACCACATACAATGAAAAGCGCAAGGCTATTGATGATATTAATAAATTAATTGCTCGTTGTGTGGCTGATGAAGCCAAAGAACAAAAATTAGTTACCAAACTAACAAAAGAGATTAGTGATTTAAAAAATCACACATGTTATGCTTGTGGACAAGAATTTCATGACCAGAAGCATGAAAATGTATTAGCTGAAAAAGAAAAAGCATTGCAAGAATCAAGATTACAAGTTTTGGCAACAAATACTCAATACTTAGAAAATACACAAGCATTACAAGAATTAGGACTATTAGGTACTATGCCGGTGACACACTATGACACAGAAGCACAAGCGATTAAACATAATAGCCAACTTGAAAACTTGATTACTCAGATTGAAAACAAGTCTACCGAAGTTGATCCATATAGTGAACAGATTGTTGAGATGGAAAACAAAGCATTACAAGAGATTAACTTTGACAAGATTAATAAACTAACTAGAACAATGGAGCATCAGAAGTTCTTGCTTGACTTGTTGACTAGCAAAGATAGCTTTGTTCGTAAAAAGATTATTGACCAGAATCTATCATACTTGAATGGTAGACTAACTCATTACTTAGACAAGATTGGGTTGCCACATAATGTAATATTCAAAAACGATTTACAAGTTGAGATTACAGAGTTAGGGCGTGAACTTGACTTTGACAATCTAAGTCGCGGTGAACGCAATAGATTGATTCTAGGATTGAGTTTTGCGTTTAGAGATGTTTGGGAGAACTTATACAGCCCAATCAATACATTGTTTATTGATGAATTGATTGATAGTGGTCTTGACACAATGGGCGTTGAGAATGCTATCGCTATTCTTAAAGACATGAGCCGTCGTAGAAAGAAATCTATTTGGCTTGTCAGTCATCGTGAAGAACTAGCCGGTCGTGTTCCAAATGTATTGAAAGTGATAAAAGAAAATGGATTTACTAGCTATAACACAGCAGTAGATATAGAATAATTTACAGTGGAGAAATGTAGATAAGTATGATTATGTCAAGTCCACAGAAAAACAAAGGTTCAGGTTTCGAAAGAGAAATCGCTAAGTATCTATCCGATACATACGGCGAAAGTTTTATTCGTGCTCCTGGGTCTGGAGCATATGTGGGCGGGAAGAATCAACATAGAACACAAATATTACATGAAGGTCAAGTTCGTTCATTCAAGGGCGATATAGTACCTGGTCAATCATTCAGTAGAATGAATGTTGAATGTAAGTTCTATGCAGATTTTCCGTTTCATCTAATACTAACAGGAGAGTGTAAAGTATTAGATGGTTGGCTAGCGCAACTTATGGATGTTGCTGATCCAGATGATATAAACATTTTGTTTATGAAGTTTAATCGTAAAGGCAGATATGTTTGTGTACAAAGCAAACTAACATGGGTCGCAGATAATTTCACTTACTACACTTCTCAAAAACACGGAGACTGGATGATTTTCGAATTTGATAGTTTCTTCTTACATAATATACCAATATTAAAAACATATTGTTCATCAGACACCAAGTCAAATCAAAGTTCCATATTAACTATTAACGTATAAAAATTTGCTGGCTCAGTTTGTGAGTCCTCCTTGAGTTTGTACAGATTGTGCTGTGCTGACGGATCTGGAGTATGCTTATCAGTAATGATAAGGAAAACCGAGAAGGCTCTCGTCAAAGCGAACCTTCAATGAGTCTATATCCAACTCTATCTTGCGGATATAGAACATGCGTTGTCGAAGAATCAATTGAAAGACATTGATAGCTTCACTACAGTCCCAAAAACACTACAGGACAACCGGTTGCGTATAATGTCAGAAAAAGGCAATTATGCGGGGAATAGATGGCAAAGGATGACGGGCATGGCAAGTTTCCATTGGTAGTGCAAATTTGCACTACCATGGCTTCAAAGCGGCAATATATATCCAATACAATAAAGTTTTTGAGAATACAGAATTGTAGAAAAACAAGACCGAACGAAGTGAGGTCTTAGATGAACGAAGTTCATCTCTTAAGTAAACATCCAGAGTTAGATAAATGAATAATTACGTATTAGAAGAATGGCATTTGAGATTTCTTAGTTGTCTCTAAGTTATCTTCAACTATCTTAGCTATAGTTTCTCGTTCATGGGGAGACATATTAAGTATATCTTCATAACTTACGCCTCCCCTCATATACCAAGAATATTTCAATGCATTATCCTTGATAATTTCGGCTTCTTTTTCTAGCCCATTCAATAACTTTATTATCTGTTCGCTATTAAGAGAAAGAAGCCTTAAACGAAAAAATCTGTCACATTTAATGTTATTGTTTGTTCATAATCATGTGAACAATTTACACATTTTACTTTTTGTGGTTTGATAGTTGAACTGGCTCTAAGATTAAGCATGGATTCACGAATCTTTTCAAATGTATTTCTATCACAAGATGATAAAAATTCAAATATAAACTTAGCATCAGAAACTGTTTCCCCAGGTATGCTGATAGAGTCAATTGTCATAGCTATCAAACTCATATTCATGTTAGATAACTTTTTCATTATCTCACTGGATTTTGAATTTTTTTCGTTCTCATTTGTAATAGATTCTAAGGTCATTATTTCCTTTTGTGATTCAAATTGTTTTAAATTAAGATCGTTTACTTGTTTATAAGACAATGGTTTAAATTTAATTAACAATTCACCAAACGCAACAGTACTTTCAAAATCAATAGGTTTAATAGTTTGTAATAATCCCATTAAGTCTACTCCATATGAACCTTCATTTTCGCATTCTGGACAGATAGATTTCAAATCTAATTCGCTTCCATTAGTAGCAGCACGAATTGCAACTAAGATAGCATCTATATCTATATTTGGCATATGCCATGGGTCTTTGATTGCAGGAATACAGCTTTTTATAATCTCAACCACTGCACTACCGTTAAATAATGCATCCGGGGTTTTGCTTGTGATTTCATCAATTGCAGTCATTGGAAACACTGGAAGTTCTCCGTTTTCCGTCATTTCAATAGCACCCTCTGGGTAATATTCTCCTTTGCTAGGCAATGATATATATAGAGCGGGTCTGCGGAAATACTGTCTTAGGGGGTTGTTCATTAATAATTCTCCAAAAAATATGTATTTTTATAAACACTAAATACAAGTAAACTATTTAGTAGTTGCAAAATAACGGAAAAATAAAGCATGAACGAACAAGCACTGTTTGACAGATTAGAAAGACTTATTACGGCGTTTGAAGGAATGACCGAAGGGGTAGAGCGTTCCACAGAAACTACTAGGGCACACACCGATGCTACTCAAATGGATGCAGCACAAATCCAAGAGAGTATTGCACAACAAAAAAAAGAAAGAGCATTCAAAGAGACAGAACGAAAAGAACAAGATGCTTATTCAGCTAGAATTAGGAAAAACTTTGATGATTTAGGTATTAGTATAAGAACCTACAAAGAAGGTAACGAAACTTTATCAAAAATTGAAAAGTCTAGAGTATCTGACATGAAGGCTCGGCAAGCAGCCGAAAAAGAATTAAACAAGGTACTAGAAGAAAATGCTGAAGGATATAAAAATTTAAGTCAATCTGCAAAAGAAAGATATAAAAATGAGTTAAAAAATGAAGTAGCCATGACTAAGGCTCTGGCTTCAACCGGAAGAGTGTTTGATGCGAATGGTAAATTGGTTAAAGAAACTGATGGGTTAACTATGGCCCAACGGGCACATATTGGAATACTTAAAGAGCAAGACAGAGTTCAGCAACAAATGGCCGGCAATATTGGAAAGTTAGGCAAAGATTTAGCAAATTTAGCAATTACAAGTACTTTGAATTTATTTATAGCAGGGATCAAAGGTGCTTGGGAAGGTGCAAATGCTTATACAGATGCAATACTAGAAGGAGCTGGTGCTAACTCAGCAGCTGCCGCTCAAGTATCTGCTGAAATGAATGCATTGGCTAGTTCAATAGAAGCTACTGGCTCAAGTATGGTTAGCTTAGGTGCAGAAACTGCTAAAACTGCGCTAGAAATGATTATATTAGGTGGACCAATTGGGGTATTAGTTGGTATAATAGGATTATTAATTGGTGCAACACTAGCTTATGAAGGATATCAGAAGCAAGCTACCGCTGCCACAATGAAGCGAGATGCTGACCTTCAAAAGAAGCAAGCAGCAATCTACGATCAATTATATAAAGATTTTAATCAAGTAGGACAAGCATCCATGACCACTGCCGGTGGCATGACACAGTTGTGGAAACAACTTGGTCAACTTGGATTGTCTACAAAAGATATAGCTAAATTTACTAAAATAGTAAATGAAAGCGGACAAGCGTTAGCTATGTTTGGCGCTAGTTCTGTAGAAGGTTTACAAAAATTCACTGATATAGCAGAAGGCGTAAAGAATAAGTTTGGTGAAGTGTTTAGAAGAATGGGAATCGATCAAGACGCCCTCAATGAACATACACTAAAATACATGGAAACTCAAGTCTCTTTAGGTGGACTTGAGAAAAAGAATAATGAACAAGTAGCAGCAGGGGTTAAGAACTATGTTCTAGAATTAGACAGAGTTGCAACATTAACCGGTTTAAATCGTAAAGATTTAGAAAAAGGTAGAGATGCTATTAGAGCAATCTCTCAATTAGCTGCTGCAAAAAATGTAGCAAGACAAGAAGGTAATACTGCTAAACTTGCAGATATAGAACTTACAGAAAAAATAGCCGGGGCAATGCAAAAAACAATGCCACAAATGGCAGAAGCACTAGCAAAATTTAAGACAGGTGCTGCAGTGGATGGTAATCAAGCAGTAATGTTACAATATCTTGCTCCTATGCTAGATGCAATGAAAAAGGGAGAAACAAATGAAACTCGCTTATTAGAAATTGCAGGACAAGGGATACAATCTAGAAATAATCAAGTCGCTAGAAATGTCAATGTAGTTGGTGAACAGCAAGGCTTGACTATGGATAGTTTTAAAGCATATGAAGATTTTGTAGCTACAACATCAGGGTCAGCAGCAAAAACCGCAGCAGCAGATGCTAAAACACCACCGGGTGCACCAAAATACGATCCAGGAGAAGCACTTACTGCATTACGCACATCACTAGATGCATTTACAAATAATCAACTAGACAAGCAATGGGGCGCTAAAATGTTGCAGATTTCAATGGAGCATGATGTTCGTGGAACACTAGTAGCAATGCCAAACGCAATGGAATCAGCAATGGATAGATTTTTACCAAAAGCGTTTAAGGGACCATTGGAAGATTTTATGAAGTATATTACTATATTTGGCGAGAGAGTAAAAGACTTTGCAATGAACAATCCAATGATGGCTGCTGGGATAGCTGCTGGAGCATTATTAGCTTATAAGTTGTTTGCTGGCAAGATGGCTAGTATTGCGGCCGAAAAAGCAGAAGATAAATTAGTTGGTAAATTAGCAGATGCATTAGGTAAGACTGGACAGACAGGCGGAGTATCTACGGCACACACCGCCGGGACTACTGTAGCACAAACTGCTGGTACTACAGCAGCACAAACTGCCGGTACTAGAGTAGCACAAACTGCCGGAACAGTAGGGGCAAAACAAGATAAAACAGGAAGATGGAGAGATGCTGCCGGTAGATTTGTAAAAGCACCCACAACAGTTGCAAGTACAGCCGGTTCAGTAGGAAATGCAGCAAGCAGTGCTGTAAGTAGCGCAGGAAGCAGTAGTGCTAGTGAAATCATAAAAACACTAGCAAAACCAGATATATTGAAAAATTTAGGAACAGGCGCAGGAGAAGGTCTCGCTGGATTCTTAAAAGCATTTGCTAGTCCGCAAGTTGTATTAGGTGCAGGTGGACTTGCTACTTCAATTGGTCTTATCATAACTGGAATTGGTGCAGGTATCGCAGGAGCAAGTTGGATAATGGGCAAAACATTACCAACATTGATGGAAGGAATCAAGAGTTTTGAACAATTAGACGGAAAGAAATTAGAAGCTGCTGGTCTTGGTATAGGATATTTAGGTGCAGGATTAGCAGTTTTTGGCGCTGGTGGAGTAGCAGCTGGTATAGGTAGTATCATTAGTAGTATGGCTGAAGGACTTACTACATTCTTTGGTGGAAAAACACCAATAGATAAATTAGTAGAATTCTCTAAACTTGATATCAATGCAGAAAAAGTTAAATCAAATGCTTCTGCATTTGTGGCATTTAGTGAAGCAATGGCAATAGCAGGTGGAAGTTCAATAATAAGTGGTATAGGAACATATGTAAGTGCGATAGGTGATGGACTATCAAAGCTATTTGGAACAGAATTACCGGTAGATAAATTAATAAAATTCTCAAAACTTGATATTAATGCAGAAAAAGTTAAATCAAATGCAGAAGCATTTATAGCATTTAGTAAAGCAATGGGTGCTGCTGGGACAAGTGCAGTACTTGATGGTTTAGGAACATCAATAAGTGCAATTGGAAATGGAGTATCAAGATTACTTGATGGAAAAACTCCTATAGATAAATTTGTAAGTTTTTCTAAACTTGATATTGATGTTAAAAGAAGTAAAAATAATGCAGAAGCCTTTGTAGAATTTAGTAAAGCATTTGCTCAAGGTGGTGTAGCAGGAATAGCAGGCGGTTTTGGATCAATGATGAGTGGATTAGCTGATGGATTTTTATCAATGTTTGGTAGAAAAGACATAATAGAAAAATTTGTTGATTTCTCTAAACTTAATATTGATCCTAAAAAGACAAAAGAAATGGCAGAGGCTTTTGCTGCGTTTGCAACAGGCATGAGTGGTGGATATAGTGGTGCAGGTAGCGCCGGTGGAGGTGGCGGTGCAGGCGGCGGCGGTGGAGGTGGCGGGTATGGCGGCGCCGCAGCTAGTGGAGGTGCGTCAAGTAGTAAAAGTAGTTGGCTTCCTTCTTGGATGGGCGGCGGAGATAAAAACACAGGTGGTAGCGATCAAAAACCAAAATTAGCTACAGTTTCAAGTAAGAGTGGGCCATCCACTCAGGTAGTAGATGGTGCTGCACCTTCATTTCAAAAGTTGATTGATCATTTAGATGCATCAGGATATAAAATTAATAGTTTAGGTGGATACAATGACAGAGATGTAACAGGACAGCCCGGAGTTAAGAGTGTACATGCTAAAGGTGGTGCGCTTGATATTAATCCTTCTTCTAACCCAATGGGAAGTAAATTAATAACCGACTTTCCGTCAAATATTGGAATGGTGTCAAATAAACTTGGTTTAGGATGGGGTGGAGATTGGCAATCTAAAAAAGATGCAATGCATTTTAGTGCTGCTAGAAGCGAAGGCGGCACTCTTATGGCAAGATCAGGTGGAGTGTTTAATGGTCCGCCAGGTGGATATCCAGTAGAATTACACGGTAGAGAAGCAGTAGTTCCACTACCAAATCCCGGAGATAAAATCTCAATCGATAAAGGACAAGAAGATAGTACAAAATCAGCATCTAAGGGTTCTTTATCGTCAGTAGTAGCAGATACCACTGCATCTTCAAGAGACAACAGTTCTGCTATTTTAATGGATTTATACTCTATGATGGAATCAAAATTTGATGATCTTATTGATAAAGTAAGCACAACTAATAATTACACTAACAAATTATTAAAGTATTCACAGGGTTAATACTAAATACTAGATAATATTATGACCTATAAAAAACGTTTTACGAATAAAAGTGGTATCTCCAGTCCAATTGGTGGAGGGAATAGTAATTCTGGTGCATGGAACGGTAGCCCAGGACAAAATGGTTCTGAAACAGGTGGTTGGAATAACACAGAGATGGGTTATAAAAACTACATGAGTAGACTTCCAGAAGTCTATACAGGTCATCCAAATCGTATCGAACGTTATAATCAATATGAAATGATGGATGTCGATGCTGAGATCAATGCATGTTTAGATATCATTAGTGAATTCAGTACACAGAAAAACGAACATAACGATACCCCATTTAACTTAGCATTTACTGAGGATCCAACTCCTCACGAAGTAGAATTGCTTAAGACACAACTACAACAATGGTGTAAACTAAACGAATTTGGAACAAGAACATTCAAAATCTTCCGTAATACGATCAAGTATGGAGATCAAGTTTTTGTTCGTGATCCAGAGAACTTTAAGTTATATTGGATTGATAATACAAAAGTTATTAAAGTTATTGTTAACGAAAGTGAAGGTAAGAAGCCAGAACAATACGTTATCAAAGATATCAATATTAACTTACAGAACCTTACAGTAGCTACTAAGACTAACACAGACTTTGCTGCTAATCCAGCAACTGGGTTAGGTGGTACAGGTGGCGGTGGTGCTGGTGGAGGATACACAGTACCAAGTATGCCCTACAACACTACTGGTAGTCGATTTACATTAGGTCAAAGTGAAAGTGCAATTGATGCTAAACATGTAGTGCATTTAAGTTTAACTGAAGGACTAGATAAATTTTGGCCTTTTGGTCAAAGTATCTTAGAAAACATTTTCAAAGTCTATAAGCAAAAAGAATTATTAGAAGATGCGGTATTAATCTATCGTGTACAACGTGCTCCAGAACGTAGAATGTTTAAAATTGACGTTGGCAACATGCCAAGTCATTTGGCTATGGCTTTTGTTGAGCGTATTAAAAATGAGATACACCAAAGACGTATTCCATCAGTTCACGGTGGTTCAGCAATCGTAGATGCTACGTACAATCCATTGAGTATGAACGAAGATTACTTCTTCCCAGTCACAGCAGATGGACGTGGGTCTAGTGTTGAAGTATTGCCCGGTGGACAAAATCTTGGTGAAATTGATGACTTGAAATACTTCAATAATCGTTTAGCACGTGGATTGCGTGTTCCAAGTAGTTACTTACCTACAGGTCCTGATGATAATACTACCCCATTAAGTGATGGTCGTGTTGGTACAGCCATGATTCAAGAGTTCCGATTCAATCAATATTGCGAACGACTACAGAAATACATGAGTCATAAACTAGACGAAGAATTCAAGTTATTCTTGCGTTGGAGAGGATTCAATATTGACAGTGGACTGTTTACACTAGAGTTTAATCCACCGCAAAACTTTGCTGCTTACCGTCAAAGTGAACTAGACACCGCCCGTGTTGCTACATTTCAAGCTATGGAAGCATTCCCCTATATGAGCAAACGCTTTGCACTAGAACGATTCTTGGGCTTGAGTGAAGAAGAAATCAACAAGAATGAAAAAATGTGGCGTGAAGAAAACGGCAAAGATGCTGATCTTGAACCAGAAAGCAGTGATTTACGCAACATTGGTATTAGTGCAGGTGACATTGATAGTGATTTAGAAACTGCTGACGCATTAGAAAATCAACCAGAAGAGGGTGCTGAAGCTGGACCAGAAGTAGCAGGTGCAGTAACTGATGCCGGTAATATGCCAGGTGGAACTCCTGCTCCGGCCGGTAATGCAATGTAAGATAAATACTAATCTATGAGACTTATGGAAATGTTCAATCCCGCCATTGAAGGCTATCAAGATACCAGTGCGGATAATAGCAAACCAAAGTGGAAAGAAAGCCGCAAAACAAAACTAACACTAAGACAGATACGAAAACTTAGAAAAATGTTAGACGTTCGCAACTTTGAAAAAGCAAAGTATATCAAAAAAGTGCATGAACAATATGGTGTAAAACCAGACGCTGCTGCACCAGCAATGTAAAATATCTATATTTCTCCTGAAAACGTAAAAAATACGTGCTTATTGAGCATGTTTGGTGAATACTCACTAAATAATTCTACAAAGCCATTACTTAGGAGAAACATACAATGGATAACAGAAAATTTGAACAACTAATTGATTTAATTATCAATGAGAACGAAGAACAAGCCCGTGCATTATTCCATGATATCGTAGTTGAAAAAAGCCGCGAAATCTATGAAGATATAATGAACGATGAAATGGATGAAGGAATGGGCGGTCAAGTAGGCCAGATGATGGACGAAATATCTGCTGAAGAAGAAGGCATGACCGAAGAAGAAGAAGATGAAATCGACTTTGATGATGACGGTGATGAAGATATCATTGATATTGATTCTGACGATGAAGATATGGGCGAAGAAGGTGTTGAAGATCGTCTAGTAAGCATCGAAGATAAGTTAGACCAGTTAATGGCTGAATTTGAAGAAATCATGGGAAATAATGATGACGAAATGGCCGATGACGAAATGGCTGACGCTGATGACGAAATGGCTATGGGTGACGAAGAAATGGCTATGGGTGATGAAGAAGCTATGATGGAAGCAATTACTTTGAAGAAAGTTTCTGTAACTCATGGTGACAATGGTCAGAACACAAAAAGCACAAGTTTACAAAACAGTGGACAAGCTGGAATGGACAGTCGTCCTGTAAAGTTCAGTGGCGCTAGTGAGACAGTTCCTACAAGTCCTAAAGGACCTAGCAACTTCTACTCAAAAGGCGAAGGGCAAGTAAAAGGCGCAGGATCATTTAAAAATTCTCCAGCACAAAACAACGCTGACTTAGAGAAGGCTCCAGCTCCTAAAAAAGGTGACGATGGTGTCAATACTAAGAGCCCTGTAGCTGAGTCACGTAAGACAATTAAGCGTAGAATATAAGGAATTTTGGAGCAATGGCTTTGTATCTCAAGGAACACTTAACTTTTGACCGTGCCAGTATGGTGGTTGAAAGTGTAAGTGAAGGCGATAAGAAGAACCTTTATATGAAGGGTATCTTCATTCAGGGTGGGGTAAAAAACGCCAATGAGCGTGTATACCCCGTTTCTGAAATCGAATCTGCTGTACAAACATTGAACGAACAGATTACAGAAGGTCATTCTGTATTAGGTGAAGTAGATCATCCAGATGATTTGAAAATCAATCTAGATCGTGTATCACATATGATTACTAGTATGTGGATGGACGGTGCTAACGGGTTTGGCAAGTTAAAGATTTTACCAACTCCAATGGGGCAACTAGTTGCTACTATGTTAGAGAGTGGTGTTAAACTCGGCGTATCAAGTCGTGGTAGCGGTAACGTGGACGACATGAGCGGCAAAGTAAGTGACTTTGAAATAGTCACAGTGGACATTGTTGCACAACCAAGTGCTCCTAATGCGTATCCAAAAGCAATCTATGAAGGTATGATGAACATGCGTCATGGTCATAAATTGTTGGATATTGCAAAAGATGCAAATGGCAACAAGAAAGTAGAGAAATACTTGAAAGAGGAAGTAATGCGCCTCATCAATGATCTAAAAATTAAATAAAGGGGAAACAGCATGTTTGATGCTATCAAGCCATTACTTGAAAGTGGACTTATTAACGAAGATGTAGGCCAGGCTCTTAACGAAGCATGGGAATCTAAGTTACAAGAGGCACGTGAGCAAGTACGTGTTGAATTACGTGAAGAATTCGCACAACGTTATGAACATGACAGAATCGTGATGGTCGAAGCCCTAGATAAAATGGTTACAGAAAGTTTATCAGAAGAAATTTCCGAATTTCAAACTGAGAGACAAGCAATGAACGAAGACCGTGTTCAAGCTAAACAACAATTGCGTGAAAGCGCAGTTAAATTCAATAATTTCATGGTTACTAAACTAGCTGAAGAAATCAAAGAATTACGCTCTGAGCGCAAAATACAAATGGAAAGTCAAGCTAAACTTGAGCAATTTATTGTTCATGCATTGGCACGTGAAATTAAAGAATTCACACAAGACAAACAAGCAGTTGTAGAAGCAAAAGTCAAGTTAGTTGCTGAAGGTCGTCGACAATTAGAAAGATTAAAAGCACGTTTTGTGTCTGAATCTGCTAAGAGATTGAACGAATCTGTTACTAAACATCTTAAGGGTGAATTAGGACAATTGAAGGAAGATATCAAAGTTGCTCGTGAGAACAATTTTGGACGTAGAATATTTGAAAGTTTTGCAAGCGAGTTCTCAGTTACTCATTTAAATGATAAGGCTGAAACACGTAAACTTATGAATGCTCTACAATTGAAAGACCAACAATTAGCCGAATCCATGACAGTACTCAATCAATCTAAAAAATTGATTGAATCAAAGGAACGTGAAGTTCGTATCATTAAAGAGTCTAATCAGCGTGAAAAAATGATGAGTGATTTACTTGCTCCATTAAACGCAGAAAAAGCATCTATAATGAAGGACTTACTAGAAAGTGTGCAAACACCAAAGTTGCAAAGCACTTTCGACAAGTATCTACCAGCAGTTCTAAACAACGGAACAGAGAAGAAAGCTACAAAGCCTATTCTACGTGAAAGTGTTCAAGAAGTAACTGGTGATAAATCTGCCGTTAAACAAGAAGTAGATATGGATCAACGTGATAACGTTATCGATATCAAACGCCTGGCAGGGCTTTAAAATAGACATAATTTAGGAGATATAAAATGTCAAAAGTATTATTAGAAGGACGTTGGAACGAGACCAAGGAAGCCCTGTTAGAAGGTCTAAAAGGAACTCGCAAGTCAACTATGAGTGTTATCTTAGAAAACACTAAAAAGCAATTGCTTGCTGAATCTTCAGCAGGTACAACAACAGCTGGTAATATCGCTACACTAAACCGTGTGATTCTTCCAGTTATCCGTCGTGTTATGCCAACCGTTATCGCTAACGAATTGGTAGGCGTTCAGCCAATGACAGGACCAGTTGGTCAAATCCACACTCTACGTGTTCGTTATGCTCAGTCATTAACAGACAACAGTGCTGCACAAACTAGCGTTACAGCTGGTCAAGAAGCATTAAGTCCATTCTTGATTGCTCAAGCGTATTCACGTACACCTCAAGCTGATACAAGCACAAGTTACTATACTGGTAACGATACTGCTGCGCTTGAAGGTAACGGTGGTAAGCAAATCAGCGTACAAATCTTGCGTCAAGCTGTTGAAGCTAAGTCACGTAAGTTACAAGCACGTTGGACATTCGAAGCTGCTCAAGACGCACAAAGCCAACATGGTA